CCGCGATACGTAAGACTAGAGCCGGGCTGTTGAACGATTCTAGAAAGATCAATGGGATAAAGTGGTAGTCTACATTTGCTGGGGTAGAATTATCTAAAATAGCGAACCGAAGGTCATCTATTTCTTCTGGCATAACCTCTAGGTTATAGCATTCGTTTTCAAGTGTTAGTATACGCATTTTATTACTTTAGCATTATTGTAAGTTATTGTCAACATATTAGTAATCCAATTTCTCCAAAGTGAAAGGATAGTTTGCTTCCTTATAATAAGCTTTACGCTGTGTCAAATGACGCTTTGCAAACTTACATGAACTTGTGATATCCCATATTTGTACATGGTCTTTATCTTCTGCCTTACGGATGCCTCTGCCTATTGATTGAATAACACGGACAAACGACTTGCCAGGCTCAATAAGTACCAAATTAAAGATCCTAGGAATATTAATACCGACAGCCGCCACGCCGTACGTAGCGACAATAATCTTGTCATCACTTGTTGCAACTTCATCATACTCTGCCTTTCTTTCTGTTAGGCCAGTGCCGCCATTGACGAACACTGCATTAGCTCCTAATCGGCTAACGATTTCTTTGCCTGCGTTCACTCGGTCAACGAGTACAAGAGTGTTCCCAGTCAAATTCACTTTTTCGATTAACGCAGCAATTGTATCAAGGCGATTAGGATCCTCAAGTAAATGCTTTAGCTCGGACTGATAGTTAGTGAACTCAACCTTATCCTTAAGCTGAACAATATTAACGTGACATTGTGCAAGTACACCCTTGTCCTGTAATTCTTTTGCAGATAGCTTACCGATGACGGGACCGAGTGACACAAGTAACGAGACTTGATCCATCTTGTCTTTAGGAATGGTTCCTGTCAGTCCCCAACGAATAGGAATGTTACTGAACACTCCAGTGAGCATTGTCTTGAGTACATCAGCTTTAGCCATATGCACCTCATCAACAATGACACAAGCAATATCTTCAAAGAAGAATTCATCAAGGGTTTCTTCGCCCTTGTCTGTATTCTTGAATAGATTGTTTAGTGATTGCCAAGTGCAGATAGTATGCGTCTTGCCATAATCCTTGCGGTCACCGAAGTAGACACCGACATCTAATCCTAAGTTGATGTAGTCTGCTTCTGTTTGTGTAACAAGACTCTTGTTGGGGACAATCACGAGAGAGCGTCCTAGGTGCTCTACGGACTTAGATAGAGCAGCAGTCATCAATGTCTTGCCAGCGCCCGTAGCGACTTCCTGCAAGCATTGAGGGTTCTCTAAGAAGTTATTGACAATCTCAACCTGATAGTCTCTAAGTATAATAGGTTGACCCTCACGTTCATGACCTTTTGGCCACACTGTGTCTGCAAAGCTATCCTCACGAATACGGTCAAACTTAAGTTCATCGTGTGATTGCCGCAAATCCTCTAATTCAATATCATAGTTTTTATCGTATAGATATGTAATAACCTGTTCAAGCAGATTTACGTAAGTGCTACCACCTAGACTGAAATAGCTGATCTTGCCGTTCCAACGTCCAAGTCGAACAGCAGGGAGATATCTCGCTCCCGGCTTTTCAAACTCGAACATCTTCATCAACGCACGACGATCACCTACCTCAAGGCCTTCAATCTTTACGTTGACTTCATCTTTAATAATAATTTTAACTGTCATAGAACCTCGATCGGACGGCTATCTTTTAGCACGATTGTTTTACTTATTTTACCACTAAAGGAATTCCGTGTATCAATAGAACTAGTATGTTGAATGAGCATAGTAGTTCCTTCTGGAAGTTTACCAAAACTCATTGGTCCCAAAGACTTCATCCCGTATTTTTCAATCATAGGAGTAACTGTGTCATTACCTAGTATATTTCGCAGACCTCTACCTATAACTACATGTTGGCACCCTAGATTTTTCATCCATTCGATAGTTTTCTCAAGGTCAACAATGTCAGTCTCGTAAACCTGTTTGGCTGCGAACTCTAGTTTTTTGTCGTTTTCATACAGGCTTGGATCAATAGAAATATGCATTTGAGAAATTTTGAATAAACTTTTTGGATCCAACTTAATATCCATATTGTTTATTAGTTCACCCAATGTAGAATTAGAAGCAATTACGAATGGCCTACCGTTAATGTTAGTCAGTGTAGGATTCCAAACAAAATCCTTAAGTTTATCAAGCTCGTCAATTACAGAAGACAACTCATCTGAATATCGGATTGTATTGAAAAAGTTAGGCAATACAGTGTGCGCTATCTTCAATGCATTAGTAGAAAACGGAGATGTATAATACTTAAATTCCTTACTCCATTCAAAGGAGTTGTTGTTGATCATACGGAAAGCACTAATGAACTGTTTGTTAAACGGGACCTTAATAACAAGATCATTGTCATATAGGGATACAGTTGCTCCGGTATATTCAGGAGTACTTTCTACTACGAGTGTCTTCCATGTCAGAGCCTTTAATTCTTCTTTTACGAATCCATTCTTGGAAAGCTGCTTCTTATATTTGCTGATAAGTTTATCAAACAAATCTGCCTGATTACTAGTGACCCTACTGTTATTTTGGATCATAGTTTGCAGGTTAGCCATAAACTTATAGTCATACTGACTTAAGCTGATCTTTCCCTGCAGGAAGAAGTATAGTAGTTGTTCTTTGTTCTTCATGTCAACAGTATAACACACTTATTTAGGTAAATCAATAAAAAACGGGGACCGAAGTCCCCGAAAGTTTGTTGAAAGGCATTTATTATTATTGATTGTCAAGTCGTCGGCGAGAATTGATTGCAGTAAAGAGGGCGGCGCCTGCTAGCATACTAGTGTAAGAAGTATCTTGACCGTTGAAGAATAAGTGCGTGGTGAAACTGAAAATCGTCAGCCATATGACGGTCTCAATTACACTTCCGATAAACTGCTGTTCTTTAATCGTATTCCAAAAACTGTTCCAAAACTTATTCCAAAAATTACGCATTGTTAGTAACCCTTATTCCAAAAAACCATAAATCAATTCTAGTGAACCAACGACCGTCATGCTTCCCAAATCCAATGCGAAGCATGCGGTTGTTAGTATCAAGATTGATCTTTGTTACTCTCACATTACCCCCGCTTGAAGCAAGTAGTTTCAGCAAGAGCCTGCCACTTGTTCGGACTAATCTTAACAAGATCACCGATCTTAAGTGCCATACGGATCGAAAGTTCGCGGAGACGCTTGACGTTCTTTTCCATGAAATCGAAAATCTGTTCAGCTTCGCCGTTAACGAAACCATAATCCTTGAACAGACCACCGTCAGCATCACGATTTACCTGACGAATACGCAGCATCTTGTCACGCTGGGTATCAATCGTCAAGTCAACAAAGTGACAACGACTTTCAAGAGCCTCGAGGTGATCCTGCAACTTCTTCGACTTGACGTTTTCGAACTTGAGGTTCGTGATAAAGATAGCGGAACCCTTGAAGTCAAAACTATTGGGGATACCTTCGTCACGCAGAAGGCGAGAGTCCGAGTTCCAGCAAATGCGCCGACGCTTGCCGCTGTCAAGTGCTGCCTTAAGAATGTTCAATGAAAGTTCATCACCGAACACGCTATCGCAGTCATCGAACACAAGCACGTTGCCCTTGTCGCTGTAGCGATACAGCTGGGCATACAGACCGAGTGCAGTCATAGCACCCTTTACCACTTCATACTTTTGGCGCTTGTTAGCAAGCTTGTCAAACAGCGATGCCTTATCAAGCTGCTGTTCTACACCAAACGACTTGCCTACACCCGGAGGACCCGAAACGATCATCGCACGAATGTCACCCTTGATACACGCAGCAGCCATTTCATCGAGGATTTCGAAGCGAGTAGCAATGCGGTTCATTGCTTCCTGATCGGATTCAGTATTTGCAATTTCAGCAACAACACCGTTCATTACAATATCGTCTGAACTTTCAATCTTGATCTTCACTTTGTCAATCTGCTGGGGAAACTGTCCTTCATTCTTGACAGTAATATATGCACCCTTAGCACCATGCTTGATGCCTTCAACGAGAGTGAACTGGGTATTGATAACGGGGAGATTGCGATACTCACCCGACTTGACGAGAACAGTAGTCATATATAAAGCCTTTCAACAGCGTTTCAACAATTACTGTTATATCAAATCGGGTAGGTAATGTCAACCAAAAAGATGCCTTTTACGAAAAATATTTCGTAAGTGCTTCTAGCTTATCTTCGTACTCGGCAATCTGCGTGAGTTCAAGTTCAACAGCACCCATGAAGTCGGTATGGTCATGAATTGCCATTGGGTTATTGAGCATAATGTCAATGTTCATCTTATGCTTAGCAATGCTAGCTTCAAAGCTAGCCTTAAGGGTAGTAACGATATTTTCTTTCATATTTAAATAAACCTAACAATCGCACCAAGTGCGTAAATTCCAAGGAGACCTGCATTAACAGCCATTAGAGCAGAATCCTTCATACGAATACTAGCAAGAAGCCAGAACACACAACCGAGGTTGAATGCAATGATGTTGACTGGATCAAATCCAGCAGCAGTTGCAAGGGCACCTACGATTGAAAAGAATGTACCAATCCACTTACATGCATTAAGATAATGCTCATTGGCAAAATCACGAAGCGAGTTTGCGTTCACAGTTTTCAAGTTCATCTTTAATCCTCAACTTTTCTTTCTTGAGACGATGAATCTCATCGTCGGGTCCATGTGTATGAGTAAGTCGATTAATTTCCTGCTGAATATTGTAGTGCTTGGTCTTAAGCCTTTCAATATGATTCTTCAACTTTTCATCACTCATTAGTTATAACATCCTTTTGTTTGTTTGTCAACCGACAATCTTCCAGCCGGGCTTGACCTGATAGAAGTGCAGTGTATCGTATGCACGTTCAATATAAACACCATTGATAGTAACGGGCTTAGTGATAAAGTGTTCCCAAGTAGGGATAAGAGAGTTAGTCTTTTCAATAGAAACACTGTATCGATTTTCGTGTTGATCCTTGAACCAGTACTTGATACTAGGATTTTTCTTTTGCCGTTCATCAAGAGAGCGGATGTAGGTTAAAGTAACTTCTTCCCAACTATCCTGACGCTTATTAATTTCCTGATACTCGTTATCAAATACTTCACTAGCCAATATCAAATCATGATGATAAAAATAAGGAAGCTTGTAAATCATACCAGAAAACTTGTCAGAAATCTTAGTAGACTCATTCCATTCAATATTGATGAACAATGCAAGATCCTGCCTAAACTTACTGATCTGACTTCCACGAAGTTTGGCAAAAATTATCTTTCCACGATAATAAGTACGAATACTGTGAGCCAAATCATAATCATCCTGATTTACCTTATCGTATAGGTATGTAGGAGAGTGATTGAGTGAGGCGAAAGCAGCAGTAGGATCGTAGTTTTCTGATTTAGGGTCACTATGTCTATATTGACAACAACTCAATACCAGTGGATCGAACTTATACTGAACAAAGTTTTCTAGTTCAGTTTCAAGAGTGTATGGCTCAGCAATACTAATGTTATCAAACACCGTAGCAAGTGAAGTAAGTTTGTAAGTCATAATATCAACTTATATGTTTATAGGTTAGAAATCAAGTACAGATTTACCCAATTGAGATATCTTCCATACCAGCGGTTCTTAATCGGACTACGTGTCCTAGCATAAAGTTTTTAGACTCTAATGCCTTGATGACACCAGTCCACTTGTTGCGGAGCAGTGCCACCTCATTAATTAATACTTCGTAATCGATAACTTCATCTTCACCCTCTGCATACTTTTCAGCATCACGAGGATTAAGTTGTCTATTGTAATTTTCTAGATACTTTTTAAAGTATTTTCTCTTTAACTTGCGTAATTGAATTTCTAGGTAACGCAATACAGCTTCAATCTCTTGAAGTTGATTGAAGCGGTATTCAGTAACGCCCGGTAGTGCGGCAATATTCTTTTCAATATTGCCATACACCGAAACATCTTTTTTTGCAGACAATAATTCATTCTCGTAATGAGCAATGAAGTCTGGCAAATTACTTAGGTCTGTTGTTACCTTGCTATACCAAGTCATCCGTAATCTTCATCTTCATCTTCGTAATAGTCATCATATGCATCTTCATCGTCAAATTGTTCGTGATAAAGACCGTCTTCTGGAGTTTCTAAATAGAAATCAAGTGCTTCCTTGATGTCCTTATCGCCCCTAAAAGTATTCTTGATTTCATGTGCAGAATAATCTTCTTCTACAAGATAGTTAACTAGTGTTTCGGCTGCGCCGTCGATATCACCAGCTTCAATATTACCCCTAAGAAGTCGCCAAACTTCACCGATTAATCCAATACTCATTCTACCTCACCTTCTTCTTCGATTAATGAAGAATTCTTGCTTGCGGACTTTGTTTCGAACTCTGACATAACAAGATCAAGGCAGTTATCGTCATTGCGTTCCCAACCCTTACGGAACTTCTTAATGATGGTTCCATCAAGCTTAGTGTATACAAGACTGTTGCCTTCCTTAGCAAGCATACCAGACTTTTCAATCAAGTCAACAAGACCTGAGTAAGGACTCATACCAGTTTCGTATGGAATCTTAACTTGAACTGATTCGAACGGCTTTGCATAACGGGTCTTCATAATCTTACAAGCAGAGCGAATACCCTTAACTTCTGAAACTTTGTTGCCGTCTTCGTCTTCCTTAAGCTTAAGCTTCTTCATAGCAACAACGATTGATGACGCATAGACGAAGCCTTGACCACCACTAATCTTATCGTCTGGATCAAACATGTCTTGTGACGCATACGTATGATTAGTAGCGACCAAACCAACGTTATGATTACCAAACATATTGACGCAGTTGCGAACAAGTGCGGTCAATGCCTTAGGCTTACGACCCATGTCACCCTTCATATCACCTGCCTCAAACTGATTAACGTCTGTTGGTGTAAGCAACATGCCGAGACTGTCAATAACGAAAAGAACCTTAGGCTTGTCATCTTCTGTCATAGCCTTATAGCCCTTCATAAACTCACTGATAGTCTTAGCAACATCATCGATCATAGCCATGTTAAGCTTGAGCAACTTGTCTTCGCTAGTATCGACTCCGAGAGCATGGAGCCATGCTTCATCAAGTGCGTTTTCACTATCAATCAGTACGACAAAGATGTTTTGCTCCTGTGCGTGTCGTACTAGGTTTCCTGAACAAATGAATGATTTTCCAGAGCCTGACTCTCCAGCAAAGACAGTAACCTTACCAAGAGGTACACCTTTATTAAAATCACCACTAATGAGGTAATTGAGTGCATGATTGCCGGTACTTACCCAATCGGTTGGGTCATTAAATCCGATACTAAGACCGTCAATAGCCTTAGTGATGTCCTTGCGGAACTTACTAATGTCAAATGGTTTTGCCAATGTTAAATCCTTATCTAATAATTTTTAGCAATTTATCATGTTGTGAATTTTTTTCAAGCAATTCGGGACTATTCTCCGTAATCTGATCTAAATCATAATCGTGAGGATAATGCTTTAGTATAGAGCGGGCACGGTCCCTTACAATGCTAGGTACCCTTGGCGTTTTGCCAGGATCACACAATTCTTCTAACAGCTTTCTACTTTGTTTTAATGCTCGATATCTATCTACTGGGGTTGTCATAGGAATTCTCCGTAACAGCGGGGGGAGGTTACCCTCCCCCAAATCCAAGTATTACTTGGACTGACGGGCGCGGATCATTGCAAGAATGTCCTGAGCCTTATCGCTTGATGTTGAACTCTGAGGAACAACTACCGGATCTGCTGTCGAGGGAGTATCTTCGTCCCAAGGAAGATCATTAGATGCTGCTGGTTCCTGAGCATGACCACCATGAGTTGGTTGATAGTCAACTACCACAGGCGCAGCAGGAGAGCTGGTTCCAGCAGACTCATTCTGTTGGGCTGCTGCGCCTGACGGGGCCTCAAGCCCATACGGACGATAGTATGCACCCCAACGATCATTGTCGTAAGGACGACCATCAACCGATGCTTCAAACATTTCCTTGATGATACGAAGTTCAGCTTCGCTTGGCTTCTTGGGCAAGAAGTCAGCGAGATTATAAAGACCATGTGCTTCAATAGCAGCAAGTTCAGCCTCAGTCAATGGGGATTCCTTACGGGCCCAGTTAGAAGTTGAATAGTCAGCATAACCGCCCTTTGAAGTCTTCTTAATGTTAAAGTCAAGACCACGATTGTAATCAGTTGGCAATTCTTCCAACTCAGGATCCATCAACGATGCCTTAATGACAGTCTGAATCTGAGGACTAATTACGAAGCGACGAATAGGATTAGTAGGAGTCTGATCGTCACCGAGTGGGTTAGCACGAACAAAGCCCTGATAGAGATAAGAACGCTTCTTCCAATACTTGTTAGCGAGGTCCTTAAGAGTGTCATCCTTGTACCAAGGACGAACTTCTGCGAGAACGGGGCAGTTATCGCCATACATTTCTACGCAAGGAACCTGAACGATTACCTGCTTAGCATCAGGCTGACCCTTGATGCCATTGAATGGAAGCTTGATGATTTGACGTTCTACCCAGAAGTAAGGGTTATCGGGATTACCATCAGGAAGTAAACGCACGGTTGCAGTTGCGCCTTCTGTGATATTCCAATGTGCATAAATTGCATTATCAGACTGGGTGCGGGGACCATTATTCTGATTCTTGTTTTCTTGGGCTGCCAAACGAGCCCGGATTTCTGCTAGACTTGCCATTTTGTTTTTCTCCTTTTAAATGTGCCTAAGTTGTGCCTAAATGTGTTTTATGTTGTCGTTATCGGAGATAACTACACACAAGTTATGTTATAACTCATGTGCAGTGTATTTACAAGAGAATTGGGTGCATAATATATTATTATATTGCGTTATGCACCCAAAATATTATCTTTTGAATTTTGCCATTTCGATGATGCGAGCTAGTTCTTCTGGAATTTCTTTGGATTCGTTGGCGCCAACTAGCTTGCCGATATTGTTATTCTTTACTTTCTCAGTGGGTCCAAGTTGACCTGCACGCTTTTGGTTTGCGTCCAAACCTTCTTCAACTTCTTCTTCTGCAAGACCAAATGCCTTTAGATTTGACTTTTCAGTAGATTGGTTATGTGCCAATGTTTCAGCACCGGGCGCTTCAAGCATCTTATCAGCAGGTACTGCTAAACTTTTAGTAGTTGAGTCCATTTCTTTTTCTGCTACTGCTTGAGGTGCCATGCCGATAAAGTTTTCTTCAACATCGCCCTTGAACGCTTTGTCAAGTGACTTTCTAGCAGCCTTAACAGCCTCTTTAGCCTTCATCATTTTAGCAATCTTGTCTGGACCTGCTGGTCCTTTACGAGGATCATGGCGACTACCTGAATGTAAGTCTTTTTCCATTTCGTTTACATCATTTGCTGCTTTTGGTTTACGATTTTTATGTTTTTCTTCCTGTTCAAAATCTTCTTCTGAAGGAATCCAGCTATCATCGTCATCATCATCTTTCTTTTTGAAAGGTACAACATCACCTTCTTCTAATTCTAATTTTTCATTGATGATATCATCTGCCCATTCAGCAAGAGTATCAACTTCTTCCATTTCAGTGACGGGCTTCTTGAGTCTTGATAGAATAGGCATAGCACTTTCTATGCGAGGATCTACCATTTCTTGTACAAACAACTCATTGATTGATTCATCAAGTTCATCTTCCATTAGTGGAGGAGACCATGATTCAAAGTAATTTTGATATCCGCGATGGGTAGACAATTTATGTAGTGATTCACGTAAACTGTTATAATGATTAATACCCTCAGATACTAATTCCTGTGCTGATTCATTGAATTCACCGTTGCGAGTTGCACGAACGAATCCAGCCATCTTGTTATAATCTTCACAGATTGATTTGATATGATTCCACTTATCATCATTAGGAACCCCACCTTCTGCGATATGTCGAGCATATACACGAGCGATCCCAGGACGAGTAGTAGGAGCAAGGAATCTTTCACCCTCTTGATTTTCAAGGAAAATCTTATCTATATTACGATAGCGTTGTTCACCTTCTTCAAGTGCGCGGTTGTGTTGTAGAATGATTTTTACATTCGGGACTGCATCATTGTATGATGCCTTCTTACCCATTGGATGATAGCTCTCGCCTATTTTTTCTTTCATTTTATAATAATCTCGCTGTCTCATATCATCGCCTAAGCGATCTCTATTGGCTAATTCGAAACTTAATTGTCTACGCTGTGCCCATTGCTTCAGGTGCTTCAAGAAGCCAGACCACGTATCATCGTACTCTACTCCCGGAGTAGTAGTATCCGGACTATCCTGCTGTTCATTATCATAATAAATCTTAACATTCTTAGCATCATCAATTGTTATCCAAGCATTTCCGTAATCTTCACCGTCTTTGGTGAATGTAAATTCTATTACGTCTGCTTCTTGCGATGCTTTTACTCGTTGATTTTGAGAATTAAGTGGAACCGGCTTATAGCCTCTGACCTTCAGAAGTTCGTATAGGTCGGTGTTAAAGGATTCATTATCATGTGCCATGATAATATTTATGCCAACTTAGCCCAAGACGGCAAAGAATGGCAGCGGCGCAATCATTTCATCGTGGTCACGAATCTGACTTTCAAGATCACCGTGATAGTCTGCTAACTGCGTCATCATGCGTACTGCTAGTAAGGTTGACATCACTAAGTCATCTGTGTCGCCAATCTTAGCAGCATAGCTTCCACCACTAGCTACAAATGCTTTCAACTCACTAATCAAAGAACGACTATAGATAGTCATTTTCTTTGATTCTAGTAATGTTTTAAACTTGGCACAAGCAGCAAGCTTTGGTTTATTAGTAGTAGTGAAGCCTCGTTTGCCCCTACCTGATTCACTAATAAAGATACCAGGAATATTGCTTTCACCGTATTCATTTAGTGAAACGATTGCAGCCTGACCAATACCATTATTTTCAATACTATAATAGATACTATTAGGTTCATTAGTCTTTTCTGAAATGTACTTGCAAATCTCGGCAAGTAATTTAATCTGACTAGGGATATCAGTTTTATTGTGTTTCCACTCACCTATTTGCGTAGTAGTGCTTGCTTCGAATATTTGTATTGCAGCAGGGTCACCACCTGTACCCAATGAAGGATCAAGTGCAACTACATATAGTTTACCCTTCTCGGGTTGTTTATACCAGCGAACTTGACCTAATCTATTAATAGGTTCGATACCCTCAAGCATAATCAATGTGTTTGGATTGATAAGTGTTTCGTCTGCGATGATGAATTCACAACCAATTTCACGATTGAAACGATCTTCACCCAATTGGGCTTTCATTTCATCTGCCCACTTCTGATCACGACCGGGCTGCTCATGCCAGTAAGCACGATATGCTCTAAAGCCGTTGACCCCTAACTCAGTAGTGTTACCGAATTCGTCTTCAGTTTTATTTGCACCCTTCCAGATAAGAGCAAACTGATCTTCGTCACTGTTTGGAGTTGAAGTGATGATTGCCTTACCACCAGTTGATAGAGTAGGAGTAATAGCAGTCCAGAATTCTTGTGCGATTGAAGGACGAACGAAGGCAAATTCGTCAAGATACAATAGTGTAATAGACATACCACGACCTGTATTTTCAGTCGTAGTAGCAGACACGATGCGTGATCCGTTCTCAAAGTCTAGCGAACCTTTGTTATAGGTAGTAACGCCTGCTTTTATATGATCTGGACAATTTTCATACGCATATCGTATACGTTGCATAATTTCTTGTGCACCGGTGTACTTGTGTGCTGCAATAAGAATAGTAGAGTCAGGTACGAACATAGCGTACCAAAGCAAATAACCTGCGGCAGATGTTGACTTACCTGACTGTCGAGGCATAAGACTGATACTAAAACGATATCTATGATAGGTATCAATCAGTCGTTCTTGGAACTCCCAGGGGTGATAGTTCATACTACCCTTAGTAGGGTGCTGAATCATGAAGAAGTTATCCATGAAGTATAGATAACCTGTGTCTGGATCACAGCATTTCATAAAGTCATCAAGTTCTTTTTGGTTCTTGAAGACAGTTTTCTTATATGGATCCTTAATAAGAGTTGGTGTATTTGCCATACAACTATTTACTATATTGCTGAACTATTAGGTTATTTCTTGCCACTCGACACTTGCATACACTGTTTGTCCGTTGCCAGTGGTTGCCATAGTAATAACATATTCATACGCCACATTAGTAAAGCTGTCTCTTTCAAGTTGATAGGTAAATGTGAATGATTCTTGTGTAGGAGACCCACTAGATTGATTAGTAGAGTTAATGAATGATTGTTCCGCGATATCACCACTTACCAATGCTGTTGGATTAAGATTATATTGAACAGCACTGTCTGCTGCTGAATCTACCCAAGTTCCACCACTTGTAATGGCTCGTTTATAAACACGATACTTGAAAACGCTTTGCTGTACCGGGACAAGACTATAGTTAATAGGAACAACAACAGCATCTAACATAGTAGATTTCAATCTTATCGCTATAACTGGTTTGAAAGTTACGTCATTTGGAAGTGTGACCGGGCTACCTAGCTCGTGTGCCGCCGCTCTAGGATTTCCTGATCCAGATAATTGGAAGCCACCTTCACTAATAACACTAGCACAAATCTGTCTCATCATACTAGCAGAAGCAGTTGCACCAGTGTTAGTAATTTCAAAGCGTAATGGCAACGTTGCTGTTGTCATATATGTAGTTGTGTTATCAGTAGTTAATGTGCTTGGAGTGTTTGCGTGATCAAATGAGTGACAAGTAATATAGACACCATCAATGATGAAGCCTACTCTAACAGTTCCGACGCCTAACCATTCAATGTCCATCCAAAAAATCTGGTCTAATGCTGGATTAAGCGTGATACCACTTGGGTTATTAGCTCCTCCAGCCCCGTTAAGTCTATCACCGTTCCATTGACTTTGTGGAATTCGGTCTTCTACTAGTACCCCAGTGCTGCTACTACGAATAACCATATTCAGTGTAGTTCCGGCTACTTCAAAATAGATGCCATTGCTAGCGCCAAAGAAACCTACACGCTGACGTAAATTAGTTTTAGGGGTATTCATACTAAAGCTAGAAAGAACTAATAGACTCTTACCTGGTTGATAAGGGAATGTTTTAGTAGTTTCACGCTGGACACTATCGCCGTTTCCTGAACCTACATTAAGTTCATATGAACTTGAACTTGCTTCATATACCACATTTGCAGTTCCAGCAATATTAGAACTAAACTGATTATGATCGTAATATCTTGCTTGAGTATCATACAGTGTATATGGGTTGCTGACACGCAATCTGCCAAATGCGTCTGTTGCCTCGTCTGCAAATGACACTTGTGCGGTTCCAGTGATAGCAACATTACCTTCAACCATCCAAGGATCAGTGCCTTGAGTAACTTCAACATTATTATCAATATTGACATTGCCGGTTACGGTAGCATTTACATTGCCTTCAACGATCCAAGGATCAGTGCCTTGAAATACTGTAACATTGCCTGCATCAATGTTGATATTGCCGCTGACGGGCATTGTGTTGCCAGAAACATCTATGTTTCCAATAGCGTCTACTGTAACATTGCTAACAATAACGTTGCCTGAAATAGTAACATTACCGCCTACAATACTTGAACGAATATGAACCTGTCCAGTTACACTGTCAAGTTCAAGTGCTTGTGTAATATTACGTAAATACCAAGGACTTACTTCTGTTGGTTCTGGAACGGCCATAAAAAAATACTCTCACATTTCTATGAGAGTATTTATCTTATTATTTGATATCTAAGGGTCGTGTTTTGGTCGCAACTATGCAGAAATACTTTTCATTTATCTTAGAAGAATTTTCTGGATCTTCTGGATTAGGGGAGTTTAACTCAAACTCTAAATTATTGAATTGATCAATCGAGAATCCACAGCGAATTAACAATGCACCTAACTGGTTTGCCCCAAGAATACTATAGTGATTAAGATTATATTCATGCTTGCGATCACAATCAGGAGCAGGAACTTCGATATAAATCTTTGCACCTTGCTTGAGAATACGATTATATTCCATCAACGAGAAGATAGGGTACGGGCTATGTTCTAATGCGTGACGTAAGAAGATAAAATCAACAGATTCATCGTAGTATCCGTCCTTCTGCGGCAAGAAACTCAAGTCATATTTCTTAATGTTATGACCCTTACCCTCACAGATAGCAATATCGCCGGGACTTAATGTTACACCGTGAACATTAGTATATTCACGTTCTTTCATTTCATCTAAAAAGTAGCCCGGGCCGCATCCTAAATCAAGAATGTGTGCATCTTTTGGTAGATTCAAAGGATCAACGTAAGTTTCAACTACTTGCTTAGTAAGCTGCTGGTGAAACTGACTATCGCCTTCATCATAGATGTGGGCAGTGTAAAGCCATTCGTTGTAAAACTTTAGCTTAATTAGGTCGAGGGTTTGGTTGATGTCGATTAAGTTGTTCATGAAATTACTTATACAGTGAGTATCAGTAAATTATTTTTTTCTGTGGTCTTTTGGTCTAGAAGCAACAGGACTAGTTTTGTTAACTATATCAAGTTCGCTACTGTCTCTGCCCTTAATCATCTGCTTAGCATTTGTAGGAGATACGGTATTAAAGGCTTGTTGCATCATAGTATGTTCTAAGTCACTATATGGATATGCAAGATTGTGCTTACCTGCAAAACTTTCATCATCCATCTTCATTGCTTTTGTAGATGAGCCATCAGCCATTGCCACAGCCTTCATAATTTGATTCAAGTGATATGTTCTATCAGTGCCATTGTCTGTAAACTTGTAGGCGCCAGGTTGGGCATTGTTATGACGTTTAGGTACAGAACCCTTTGTTCCTTCGCTTATGAATTCGTGCGCCCTCATTTCTTATATCCCTTAAAGGGCTTGATGGGGCTTTGGTCTTGAGTAGAGTCTAATTCTTCACTGTCTAAATCACCATCGTTCAAATCTTTAAAGGGAATTCCTGCTGCTTTATATGCTATTTTTAGCATATCTTGCTCTACTTTAGTATATGGGTGAGCAGTATTTTGTTTACCCACCCAACTTTCTTGCTCTAAATCAGGAATAGTTTCGCCATCGGTTGATGCAACTGCCATCATAACTCTATTCAAGTCATAGGTTCTATCGTACTGACTAATAGCAAACACATTTAAGCCAACAGTAGATTGCTGCTGGCGTTTAGATATTTTACCAGCTTTTGTGCCATGAGCCTGTTCAGTTATAAACTCGTGCGCTCTCATTTTTTGTATCCTTTGAAAGGCTTAAGAGTAGATTGTGTTCCAGTGTTCGGTATCTCATCACTGCCCGGTGTACTTACTGACTTTTTGCCGCGCTTGCCTACTTTTGCTAGTGCCTGATCAATCAGTTGTCCAATGTCAGCATCAAATTCAGAAGATACTACCTGATTTTCACCCCATACGCTTTCTGCTTTAAAATCGTGCTTGAACTCATTCTGAACACCATCATCAGGACCGCTTGTGCCGCGGACATCTGCAATTGCTACGCCGAATCTATACAATTCATAGAAGTCATTATTTTTCAATTCAGGAATGATATAGGTATTCGGTAGTGCATAAGACGCAACACTCAATCCATCCGTGACCGATTCTGTTATGAATTCATATGCTCTCATTAGAATGATTGCTCGGTTTCGATATTCAAATCATTCTCAGTAGATAGAACTGAATCTACATATCCGTCTAGTCCCAATAAGAGTCCAGGAACATCGGCGCCTGTCCAAATAATTGATGAACCAATGAAGTGAAAAATAGTAGTGTCTTGTAGAGGATTAGCGAGTAATTGAACATTACCAGCCACTACCTGCATACTGTAAGTAGATAATGCGCTCCCAAATACTGAAGTTCCAACTGCACTGAACTTTGCATCATCTAAATCTTGGTTTATTTGAGCGTTTAATTGCATACTTTGACTACTATTACCGGTTGGGTCAGCAGCGTAAACATACAACTGTCCCATTGTAAAGGTATTAGCATCTGTCTCAAAGATCAACTGTCCAGGAGTAGTGCCTGTTGTGTATGAGCTACTTGTGTTAATTGCTGTAGGGAAAAGATTGCTAAAGTTGTTATTAATTTTGGCAAATGCTACACGTAACGGATCACCTTCGCCATCGTTAGGTAGTGTACCAATGTTAATAATTTCTTGGGTAGCCATGTTAAGTCTTCCGTTGTTATTAAGTATTTATCAATCGGGAGACCAGATTACTTTTTGGTAGCTTCTTCGAAAATCTTTTTTTGTTCGTTGTACCACACATTCCAGCCTTCAACTTTGACTTTACATTCGTGATACAGTACGTAATTTTCTACTACCGTCTTCGTGAATTCAGTTAGACTCATTCCTTCGGTAGCTTCTTTTAGATCAGCACACTTTTCTTGTAATGTTGCCGGAGCTTCTGGAAATTTAGGAGCAACTGGAACTGCTGTAATACTACAACCGGCTAGTGCAAGAAGAGGGAGAAGAATTAATTTCTTCACTTCTTGTCTCCTTCAAGCTTGCTAGGATCCATTGTAGCAGCAGCATTGTGTGCGCGGATTACCTCAGAAGGAAGTGGGCATTTGTTTTCGTACTTTACAACTTCACGGTCAACATACTCTGTGATTGTCTTGCCCTTGACACGAATAACCTCTGTGTCTTTGACTATCTTTTCTACAATTTCAACATTGGTTTTCTGTGATTTAGCTTCGGCTTTAGCTAACTTAGCTTCAAGTTTAGCTACTGCTAGTGCAGTACTTTCTTTGTATGCCAGTGCTCCTTGCAAGAATAATCCTGCAACCAATAGTAATGCAGATACCATTTTGATGAGGTATCCATATGTCTTAATGAATGGGATACGCTGTACAAAGAATGCAATCAACAGACCCAATGCACCCAGTCCTAATACTGAGTGAATAATCCATACGGGGAGAAGTGTGAGTAGCCAGTATATGTTCATAACAGTATTATTTATCAAAGAACTTACAAACCGTGTCTGCAATCGCCTCTACTTCACTATCAACCAGTTCAGGATAGATAGGAAGAGTCAGCACACCCCTAGACAATGCTATACTAGTGCTAATTATATCTGGCTTCTTGATAATATCCTTAGCAATAGGAAGTTCTGATAAAGCATAAGGATAATGTATTTTTGCCTCTATCTTCTTATCAGCCAAATACTGATATAATTCATTTCTATCTTGAGTATAGATAACAAACTTTTGATCGGCGTGTTTGTCAAAAGGTTCACTGAGGCACCTAAATGGCATATCCTCAAACCTATCCAAATAGTAATTTCGTATTTGTTCTCTACGATTTTGCCATTTATCAATATATTTGGTTCTAACCAATAGATGAGCGCATTCTAATTCACTCATCTTACTGTTTGTTCCTGGATAGAAATGATCAGGTTTACCGTTATTCTTCAAGACATTTGCCCAATCATATAATGATTGATCATTTGTTACAATTGCGCCGCCGTTTCCGCTACTCGGCAAGTTCTTAGTAGGGTCAAAACTGATAGCCATAGCATCGCCGATTTGATGTTGGTTTACTGTTAACCAGTGTTGCGCGCCATCTACAATTGTGTTAGAGTAAAAGGTACGATTTGGACTAGCACCATATAGCCCCACAAAGCAGGTATATACATTAAATCCATCTTCATAATCATCATCAAACTTAATCAAGCCGTTTTTGTCTGTATCAACTAATTCAACATCCCAACCAGTGCTATAGAATGCATTCAATGTTGCAGGATAAGTGAGATTTGGAATGCGTATGCGAGGAGCTTCTTCGTCTCCTGCTAAGAAACTTAAATCATAGTGATAGCCAGCAATCATTTCCAGTGCATGTGTTCCACTGTGAAGCACTGTCGCAAACTTACAACCTGTGTAATTACATAGCCATGATTCTAGTGCTGCGGTGAAGGGGCCATTAATCAGCACTCCTTCCTTTAAGGCTTCATGGGTTGCATCTAGCAACTCATCTTGCAGGTTGCTATACTGTCTTTTTAGACCAAAATGTGGAATTAGAAAGCCACTCATAGTAGGCTTGGAATCCTTCTTCTACGTCAACCTTAGGATTATAGTTGAAATCTTTTTTAGCGGCATCAATATTCAATGCGCCTCTGCTAGGAAAGTCAGCATCCTTATCTCTGACTTCAATCGTGCCTTTGCCTGCTAACTTAACTGCTAGTTCTGCTGCTTCAAGTAATGTTCTACTGTGGCTCTTTGTTATGTTATATGTCTTGTTAGCTGTATTGTCGCTAAGTGATGCTGCGACGATTCCGTCTGCTGCGTCATCCACATAGGTGAAGTCGAGGGTTTCTCCGGCTCCATTAACATTAAGCACTCCTCCACGCATTGCTGTAAGCATGAACTTTGCAATGACTCTATCTTCAACATCAAGAGGCCCGTATACAGCACTAGGACGAATAATAGTATGGTTAAAACAATTTCTCCGCGAGTAATCTTTGACAAGCCATTCCCCTGCATATTTCATAATTCCATATTGACCCTGAGGCTTACAATCATAATCCTCAGTTACATCATCCGTAAAGTCCCCATAGACCATGCTAGAGCTAATATAAAGAAACTTCTCTACGTTTGTGCGCTTTGCTGCTTCGCATAGATTAAGCAAGCCCTCCATCATTGTACGAGCGCCTAAGGGCGGATTAGCATTAACTACTTTCTGACGGGGAAAGCTTGCCAGGTGAATAACAATATCGGGCTTATAGCTGTCGAAAGTGCGATCAACAGCCCCGCGATTTTCAATATCATATGGGTGATTAACGGAATAAATCTTCTTTGTGCGTTCCTTAAGAAGATAATCCATTTCGTCCTGAGGGATAATACCATAGTTGGTCATGTTGTCAATGATCAATACGTCATGTCCTAGGTCTTCTAACCTAGCTACAACATTGTGTCCAATAAGGCCCAATCCCCCAGTGACTAAAATCTTCTTCATGAATTATGTTTCAAATAGTTTTCTGCTACTAAAATCATAGCCTTGGCATATTCAACATTCATGGGCATAGGAATGTGAGTGCCTTCTTCATAACGCTTAGTATTTTCAATCAACGGAGCAATATCGTTGTCAAAGATTTGAGACATGTCGTTGAACAATGCTTGTGCTTCTTGCTCCGTCATACCTGACATAAGTGTGTACATGCGATCATCTTCACTGATTCGTAGCCCGTAATCGTGACGGAAAGTCATGCACATATTATGGATGATTTGTTCTCTATTCATATTTCAACTTCCAATAAGTGTAGTTTTCGGGACTGAGGTAACCTCTAATCAGATACCTAACTCCCCAAGATGCCATATCAGTTGCTTGATGCCAACTGGGGGTAGGATCAGAATGCTTCATCATCC